GTCACCTGGCGGAGTCCCTGGGGAGGACCCATTTTGCTCGCACTCGGGGTGTGTGCGGTGTCATGTGTTTGTGCGTTGTCACCACGCTACCGCATCTCGTCCAAGCGTGCCCGGCAGCCGGCAATCGCGTCGCGTCGGAGTTGGCTGATCCTGCTCTCGGACAAGCCGAGCAGCTCGCCAGCTTCCCGTTGGGTGGCGACGTGACGTAGCGCCTGCATCACCTCGCGCTGGCGACGAGGCAGACCGCGAACCAGCCAATCGAAGAGATCCGCCGCCTCGAGGGCCTCGATGCCGCGGTCTTTGGTGGCCGGCAGATAGTCCGTGCGGTGGCGATCGGGGTCCGGGTGCGGCCCGTCCAGGCTGTACATTCCTCGATGCCACCCCGGGGGCGCGGCGACGCGCCGGCGCGCCCACCAGTCGGCGGCCCGCAGGCCGTCGAGCACCGCGCCGCGGATCCTCCGGGCGGCGTAGGTGGGAAACTTGACGCCCCGCTTCGGGTCGAATCGCGCCGCCGCCTGCCAGAGGCCCACCCGGGCGAAGGATTGGAGATCCTCCTGGTCCAGCCCCGCGACGGCGGTCGCCCAGTCCAGGCGCGACCCATGCCAGGCGGCCTGGTCGGCCGCGTAGCCCAAGTGCTCTTCGAACAGACGCAATCGCCAGCCGCGGAGTCGGCGCAAGTCGAGGCTCCCTGCGGCTGACCCCGTGCGATCAGCTCCACCCCATTCTATCGGCGCGCGGAGCGGTTGTCTGTCATCGCCCGGCGAAGATCGCGCGCGGCCTCACCAGTGCGGGTCCCTTCGCACGACCTCGTAGGCGACGTCCAGGGGGAGGGTCCAGATTCCCCGCTGGCCGCGGCAGGCGACCGGCTCGTCGATTCGGCGGGCCCAGATCAGCGCCCAGCCCCACGGGCCCCAGAACCAGGGGCTCTCGGATTGCCGCTCGCAGCCCCGAACGTTGACCAGGCCGATGACCGAGCCGTAGGCCAGTTGCCGCCGATCGGGGAGGGCCAAGCCCGGGGAGATCTCCGCGATCTGCCGCACGGCCTCCGCGTAGTAGCTCGGGCCCTGGTCGCGAGTGGCGCGGATCGCCAGCAGCCCCCGGTACCAGGTCCGCCAGGGGCGGTTCTCGACGTCCTTCAGGCCGCCGGCGACCAACCACGCCCAGGGCTGATGGAGGGACAGGGCCTTCATCGCCGCAGCCCTCGCCAGAACAGCACCCCGCCGAGACTGGAGCCACCGTAGAACAGCGCCAGCCAGCCCCAGTCCCAGCCAAAGAACCCCCACGCGGCCGCCAGCACCAACGACCAGAAGATCAGGCTGAAGCCGATCGCGACGCGCATCACATGCCCCCCGGAAACGCCTGGTGGAGGCGCCCGTCCAACAGATCGCGGCCCTCGCGGGACCGGGGCCCGCCGTGGCCCTTGAAGAAGAAGGGCACGCGGGCCGCGGCGCACTGGTCGCGGAGGGAGCCGGCCCAATCCGGGTTCATGGCCCGGCGCCCCAGCCCGGTCTCGCCGCCGACGATCACCCAATCCAGGCGCGGTCGCGCCTGGATTCCGACGACGGGCAATTCGGCGTGCAACCAGTGGCGATCACACGCCGCTGCCCATTGACCGGCGCTGAGCTCGATCCGCTCCAGCAGCGGCTCGCAGGAGACGAAGCGGAGGGCCGCCGGCGTCTCGAGCAGTTCGGGGATCCGCTCGTCGGCGGTCTGCTGGTTCTCGGCCGTCACGCCCAGCCAGAGGTTGGGCAGCGGCCAGGCGTCGCCTCCCGCGCCATTGATGCTGCGGTGCGCATAATCGAGCCTCTTGCCCCTCCGCAGCAGCGCCTCGTCTCGTTCGTTCTCGGCGCGCATCACGGGCTCGTACCGTTCTCGTGCCACCAGCTCCGCCTGACACGCGGACAGCGTGTGCGAGGCGAACCAGGCCCGCATGCGGGCCGGCCGCTTGGTCAGCAGTTGGAATGTGTGCTCGCCGCAGACGCTGATCACCGCGATCACTGCCTCGATGTAGTCGTCGGGCACCTCGTCGTGAAACAGATCGCCCATCGAGCAGAGGAACACCCGCCGCCCGCTGGACCACTGGAACGGCTGGGCCAGGCGCTCGGGCCGCGGCGTCACGCGGAAGGGGTCGTCCGCCGGGTAGCCCGCCCGGCCGGCGAGGCGAATGGCGCTGCGTCGCGCGTAGCAGTGCTCGCAGCCGGCCGAGATCGGCGTGCAGCCGGTGACCGGATTCCAGGTCTCGTCGGTCCACTCAATCCGGCTGGGCATCGGTCGTCTCCTGGGCAGCGCCGCTGGGCTCGCGCTCTCGCAGCAGAGCTCGCAGCTCCTCGGCCACGCTTGTGGCGTCGTCGGCCAGGCCGGACATGCCGAGGGAGTCCAAGGCGGGCCCCAGGTGCTGGAGAAAGGCCGCCGTCCGGTCGATCGTCTCGATTTGCCCAGGCGTCAGCATTCGGCGAGCTCCTGGCCCGGGGCTTCGGGCGTCAGGCTGCGGGCTTCGGGGACGGCGGCTTCACCTTCGGCCCGATCGGCCGCCTCCAGGGCCTCGCGGACGGCCTCGACCGGCGTCAGTCCCTCGCCGCGCCACTCGGTGTCGTTGTCCTCCATGTGCCCGACGTCCTCGTAGATCGCGCAGACGTAGCTCTCGGGGCCCCAGGAGACCAGGGCCCAGAAGTTGTACCCCCGCAACCGGCGGAAGACCCGGGACCAGGGCTGGGCTGTGGCGCTCACGGTTGTCCCTCCGTCTTCCGCAGCTTCAGGCGCTCGAAGCTTGAGCCGCCGCACTTGGGGCAGCGCGCCGGCGGCCGCTTTCCGTCGGCGTGGTGCCCGCAGCCGGGGCACTGCCAGCGGATCAGCGACGGCCCGACGAGCGCCTGCCGCGCCGGCCCTTCGCGCTCCTTTCGCTCGAGGTTGCGTTGGTGGCGCAGGCGCTGAGCGGCGCTGGACGCCGATCGGCGGCGGACCTCCATCTCCGGGTCGCGGGCCTTCTGGACGGCCAGGTGCGTCCGACGATCGACGAGGCGCAGGTTGCCGAGATCGTCGTTCAGCGAATCGCCGTCGATGTGGATGACCAGCCAGCCCCGAGCGATCGGGCCGTGCTCCTGCTCCCAGAGCCAGCGGGCGTAGGGCACGCAGCGATCCTGCGGCCGGCCGCCCTCGCGGACCTTGATGTACCGGCACGGGGTGCCGTGCGATGTGCGGATGCTGAGCGTGCCGATCGCCCGGTACTGCCTGGCCGCGGCGCCTCGTATCTGGCCCGGCCGGAACTCCGTCCCCGGCGAGTGGCGGCAGCACGAGATCCCCTTGTTCCAGGGGACCTGCCCGGGGCAAAACCTGCCTGGGCCGGCGTTGGACCTGCGGCGAGCGTCGTTGATCGCTGTCCGCTGCTCGGCCGTCGTCCGCGGGCGCAGGACGTCCATGATGACCTCGTAGCCCACGCGGTACCCGCGCATCAGAGCCTTGATGGAGATCTCCCCGGCCAGGTACCGGGCGGCGATCGCGTCGGCGTCGCGCCGGACGGCGTCGCTGTTGCCCCTGCCGGTTGGTGTCGCGTTGCGGATCATGTCAGTTCAGGTACCGGGGGGTGTGGGCCCCGGCCTCGTTCCGGGCGCCCATCGCGGTGGCCATCTGTAACCGGAGGATCTCTGCCTCCAGCACCGCAACGCGACCGCGCACGAGCAGGCAGACCGGGCACTGGAAGAACTGGCGCAGGGGGCCGACGACGAGCATCCTCACCCCGCACCGCGGGCAGTGCCGTTTCACGACGCCGGGGAGCATGGCTCCTCCTCTTGTCGCTGCTGCGGGGGATCCTGCGCGGGCACTTCCTCGAGGACCCCGGCGCGCATGCCGACCAGGACGGGCTGGTAGTTGTAGCCGGGGCGGTCCTGGGTGAGCTGGGCAGCGAGGGCGCGGGCGCTGTCCCACGTGTGCCGACTCGCCTTGCCGAGGTCATCGGTCCACACGTGCATCCCCGCGAAGTAGGGGCAGCGCGACCCGGCATCCACAATCTTCACGACGAATCGGTCCGCCAGCGGGCGCCGGGCGGCCACGGCGGCCCGGGCCCGCTCGATCAGCAGGCCGAGGCTGCCGCGGGTGCTCGCGTAGCCCGCGGCCGGGTCGTGCACGTCGGCCCAGGCGGCCAGGGCCCCGAGGATCGCAAAGGCCTCCTCCGGTGTTGCCTGCTCGGGGGTCAAGGGCTCAGGCATGGCTGTCCCCTTCGGCCGCCCACGCCAACTGGGCGGCGAACATCTCGATGACGTCCGGGCGGTTGGTGACGAAGGCTTCCGCCTCCGCCCGCTCGCGGAACGGGGCTTGCCGGTCGGTCGGCAGATCGGCGAACCACGCCACCTGCTCGCGGAGCTCCTCGGCTCCCGGCGCCTCGATGTCTTCCGGCGGCGCGGTCGCCGCCCGGGCCTCTTGCCGCTGTCGCTGTTGGGCCGCCCGCTGGGCGTTGCCGATGATCTGCTGCTCCTGGATGGCCAGCACCACCCAACCGAAGCCGTAGGGGCGGGGCTTGGGCTTGGCGGCGTTGGCCATCGCCAGGCCCCGTCGCAGTGCGTCGGCCGTAAGGTGCGCCACGATCGCCTGGCCGTCGGCGGCCAGTTGCTCACCCAGCAGACGCCGCCAGCGATTGGGCATGGGCGTGCCGTCGCCGAAGGCCTCGGCGTAGGCCGTCCGGAGCCGCGTCAGCGCAGACTCCCACACCAGCGGCGGGACGCCGCGGGGAGTGGGAGAGGCAGTGGAAAAGGCAGTCACGCGAGCGGGGGCGTCGTGCGCGACGCCCCCCCCGCGTCGTGCGCGACGCCCCCCCTGCGTCGTGCGCGACGCCCCCTGGGGGGCGTCGTCAACGACGCCCCCCTCCGCCTGCGGCGCGGCCGGCGAGGCGCTTGCGGCGCCGGGCAGCAGGCGGTAGCGTGTGCGGCGGCCCGGGCGGCGGACGCCCTCGATCAGGTTCCGCCGCTCGAGCACGCGCAACAGCCGCTGGATGGCCCGCCGCTCCTTGGGGACCATCTCGCAGAGACGCCCGACAGACACCGCCACCAGGCCGTCCGCATCGGGACGAAGGTCAGCCAGTGCGGCGAAGACCAGCTTCGCCGCGTCGCTGAGGTCCGTCCTGCGGAGGACCGAATGCGGCAGCGGTGCGTAGGGCGTCAGTTCAGGTCGTGTCGGCATGGGCGCATCCTTGCGCGGCTTCAACGGCCAGGGGCGGCGGGTCCTCGACCCGCTCGACGCGGACGGGGGTGGCCCCGCGGGCGGCCAGGCGCTGGAGCTCCTCGCCCGATTCGTCGCCGCGGACGACGTACTCGATCGCCCGGGGCCGGAAGATCCCGAAGACGGCGGGCGTCCAAGAGCCGTCCAGGTTGGCGATCACCTTGCGGTGGGCCAGCAGCACCCAGGTCTTGCCCAGCTCGAGGTCCCGCGGGATCGCGGGGATCCGCCGGCAGACGCCCTGGCGGATGGCCTCCTGGACCCAGTGCGACGGGCGGCGGTAGAATCGCCCGCCGACCCACAGCAGCCCGCAGCGGCCGATCGGCCGCCCCAGCGGGCAGGTCGCGCACATCGGGGCGTTGTCGCAGCCGCGGGTCGTGGCCAGCGCGGTGCCGTTCACCCAGGTCCAGCCGCGGGCCGGCTTGATCCCGCCGCCGCAGGTGGGGCAGACGTCCAGGGGGATCGGCAGCCGCCCGCATTCCGCGGCCGGCCCCTCGGCGACCAGGTAGAGCCCGCCGGGCTTGCGCCAACCGCACCCGCGCCGGCGGTCCCGCCGGGTTTCGATCGTCGGCGACGTCATGCGCGCACCTCCTTCCGGGCCGCGTCCTGCACGATCGCCTCGAGGATGGCTCGCCCCGTGTCGATCTGGATCGCCTGGCCGAGCTGCTTCCACACATCGTTCGGCGAGCCGTAGAACACGAAGTCCTCCGGGAACCCTTGCAGCGACGCGGCCTCCTGCCACTCCATCTGTCGGCGTCCGTTGGCGAGGCCCGAGTCGAGGAGGACCAGCTCGGAGTCCCTCAGCGAGCCGAACGCGCAGATCGTGGGCGAGCGCGGGTCTTCAACGTCCGCGCTGTAGACCTCGGTGGCGCTGAACGATCGAGCGCGGACGGCTCGCCGATCGGCCGAGCGGCGTCCGATCCGGTAAGGGCCCGGGCGCAGCTTCTGGCCGAATCTCTCCACCGGATTGCCGGGCGGCGACGGCAGCGGGAACGCGCCCGCGTACAGCCGCTTGCGGCGTTGGGCGGAAAAGTGCCCGGAGTCGATCTGGGTCGAGCGGACGCTCGCGGGCAGCTCGGCCCGGAGGCCGAGGACATCCTCCAGGCACCAGTATCGCGGGGCCAATTGGCGGACCAGTTTCAGGACGGCGCGGAGCGTCGCGCGTTCGGCCCGCCGCTCCGCTTCGGGCGTCGCCTTCGCGCCGCCGCTGACGTTCCGGCGAACGCTCAGCCACTCGCAGGGGATCGCGCCGAGCACCACGTCGACGCCGGCGAACTCGGTCGCGATCTGTTCGCGCACCCCGGCGTCGCGGAGATCGGCGCACCGGACGTCGACGCCCGGGTGGTTGGTCCGGTACGTCCGGCAGCAGACGTCCCAGAGGTCCACCGCGCAGACGACGCGGATGGGCAGGCCGCGCGCCGCGCACGCCCAGCCGCCGGCGCCGCAGCAGAGGTCGATCGCCGTTAACGTGCGCGGCGCCGTCACCCCTCCGCCTCCAGCGTTGCGAAGCCGCCGGGGTGGCGATGGACCAGCTCGCCGATGCGGTGGCGGAGCTCCCGGTCCAGGTCGACGTAGACGCTCTGGCCGACGCGGCGCACCACGTCGCCGCGGCCGGTGCGGCTGGCGACGTCCAGGACGTAGCGCCGGACGGCGGCGGCGTTCAACAGCGAGGGCCCGCGGTGCGGGTGCGTCCGGGCCCGCTCGCGGCGCGTGGGCGTGGCAGTGCGTTGCGAGATCATGGTTGACTCCTTTCCGGTGTCAGGGGACTGTCCTGGCCGACCGGCGGGTCGGACCAGACCCGGCGGCAGGCGCCGCCGGTACGGAAGAGCGCGACGACGGCCGGGCAGGGGCCCGGCGGAACGAGCGGCTGCCAGGGCCCGGCCTCGCCGGCAGGGCGGCCGCTGCCGCCGGCGGCGTCGACGAGCGGGTCGAGCGGCTTCATGGGGCAACTCCTTCCGCGTCGGCCGCCGTCGCGGGCGCGGCGATCCCGTACCGCTCGCCCCGCAGGTAGGACGCGGCTTCGGCGAGCTGCTCGGGGTTCCACGGCAGAATCGTGGCGTCGGGCGGGACGTGCACGCAATCGAGGCACACGATCTTGGCGCTCGGTCGTGCGCGCCTGGCCGTCGTGGGCGACAGCCAGACGTCCTGCAAACACTCGCCGCATTGCCGGCGATCGGACAGGGGAACCGGGCCGGCGGCGCACCCCGCCATCACCAGCCGCACCGGCATGCAGACGATGACGTCGACGTCTGGCTCGGGCGAAGCGCTCATCGTTCCCGTACCTCCCGAAGGGTGTCGAGGCCCCCGCCGGGCCCGCCGAGGGCCTCGTCGGTCGCGGCCTGTAGGCGCAGCACCTCCTGCAGGAGCTGCCACGCGGCAGCCTGCGCCTCCTCGGCCTTGTCGAGCGCGCGGACGCAGGCCTTCATCTCCCGGCTCGCAATCACCATCATCACCAGGCCGAGGAGGCTGAGCCCGCCGCCAACGAGAAGTGGAATCACGCTCACGATTCCACCTCCGGCGTCGGCCCAGTCGTCGTCTCGAGCTGCTCGATGCGGTCCCGGACGCGGGCGTTGACTTCCTGGGCCTCCTCGAGCGCCTGACGCGATCGCTCGACCTGGTCCTTGGCGAGTTGGAGCACCAGGTGCGCTCGGGCGAGCGTGTGTTCCGCCCAGGCCAGGCCGATCAGGACACCCAGGACCATGCAGACCGCCCCGACGATGGCACACGACAGCAGGCTCATCGCAGCAGCTCCTTTCGGACGTCTCGCCAGTAGCGCAGCGTGGCGGTCTTCCGGTGGCCGCGCGGGCCGCCGTTGTGGACGCGGGCCAGGACCTCCGCGGCCGACAGCCAGGCCGGGCCGCGGCCGCTTTCCAGGGCGCGGAGGGCCCGGGGCGCGTAGCGATCCCAGTACCAGTGAATCACCGCCTCGCAGTGGGGGCGCGACCAGACCCGGCGCAGGTAGTCCCATTCGCCCGCCGCGACCGCCTCGTGGGTGATCGCCCCGATCGCCAGCGCGTGCGCGATCGCGTCGGACCAATACGCCAGCCGTATCTGGAAGCGCCCCCGCGAGGTTCCGTTGTCGCCGACGGCCCGATCGTCGTCCCGCGACTCGATCCATCCGATCGTGGCCAGGAGGGGCGCGACCGTGACGCGAGTCCCCTGGGGGCGAGTCCCCTGGGGACAAGCCGCGCCGGGCGGGGAAGGGAATCGGTCACCCCGCCCGGACGCGGTCGCCTCGTTGCCCGCTCCGCCGGGGGGAGCGGGCGGCCCACACAAAGGAACCTCAGTCGCGGGGGACAGGGCGGCGCGGGCCGAACCGGTCGATGCGGAGGGAGACACCGCCGCCGGCCCGCGCTGGAGCCCTGTCCGTGCCGTCGCCAATGCAGTACTCGATCGCGGCGGGCCGCCGCCCACCTGCCGTGGGGGCCGGGCCCGCGTGGCTGTCCGTGGCCGGACTGCCTCCTGGTACAGGTGCTGGCCGAGCCTCGCCGTGCCGAGGGCCGCCGTGCCCGTGACGGCCGCCACGATCGTGATGCGGACGATTCGCACAATCCCCGGTCGCCAACCGGCGCCGGGGCGTAAAATGGAAGTGGACGTTGGAGCAACGGAGGCCCCGGCAGTTTTCACCACGGACGCGGTCAGCGGTCGAGGACCGGCGTCATGCTGATGAGCCCGTCGAACTCGTGCGTGCGCGCAAAAAGCGGCCGCTCGAGCCCGGCCACGGCGGGTCAGGCTCGAGACGGCCCGGACGGACGCAATGATCACCGGCAGATGAGATCGCGCCCGTCCCGTCTTCTGCGGCGCAAGCCGCCGCGTTGTGCCTCGTGTTGGACTGCCGATGACCATTTCGAGCGTAAGTATACGCTCGCTTTTCCACGTGGCCGCCGGGTTCGATTCCCGGCGCCTCCAGGATTTTTTGTTGTCGTCAAGAGCCATGCGGCGCAAGGCTTGGCGGGGTCGGCGCTTGCGCGCCGGGGGTCGGGCGGAGGTTTTTTTTCGGGTTACGGGAGATTTTTGTTGACGGAGGTGCGGCGATGATGGCCTGGCGGGCGCATCGGGTGCCCCGTGCAGCCGGGGCGGCGGGGCTGCTGACGATGGTCGGTGATTACCGGGAGGCGATGGTCCTGGTGGCGGAAGAGCGACATGCCAAGGAGGCGGCGGCGATCGTCCAACGGTTCCTCTGGTCGGGGCGGATCAACGATCCGGCGGACCTGACCAGCGAGGCGGTCACCCGGTACCTGGCGGACCTGGCGCGGCATGGGCGATCGCCGAAGACGCTCCTGAACCACCGCTCGGCGATCAGCAGCTTCTGCGAGTCGCTCTGCCGGCAAGGTCTCCTGTCCGAAAATCCCTGCCGCCGGGTGCGTCTGAAGGTGCCCGAGCGGCGCCCGCCTCGCTGGCTGACCGACGAGGAGCTGGCGACGGTCCTGCGGATCGCGCGGGCCCGGGGCATCTGGCCGGAGGTCATGCTGGCGGTGTCCACGGGCCTGCGGCTTGGCGAGCTGATCCGCCTGCGCTGGGCCGACGTCGAGCTCGAGCGGCGCCGGCTGCTGGTCCGCAAGTCCAAGAGCCGCCGGCCGCGGATGGTCTGGCTGTCCAGCTCGGCCGTCGCCGCCCTGACCGAGCAGCGGCCGCTGACTGGACACTTGGGTCCGGTGTTCCCCGCGCGACGGACCTGGCGGGGTGGCTGGCGGTTCGTCGAGGGCCCGCGGCACTGCAACTGGTGGCGGCGGGCGCTGCGGCCGATCCAGGACGCGGTCCCGAAGTTCCGGCAGCTCCCCGGCAGCTCGACGGGGCGCGGCTGGCACCTGTTTCGGCACACCCACGCGGCGCGGGCCGCCCAGGCCGGCGTGAGCCTCCAGCGGATCGGCCGCTGGCTGGGGCATGCGGACGTCCGGACGACCGAGATCTACGCCCACCTGGCGCCCGGCTTCGACGAGCAGATTGAGCAGACGGCGCTGGAACTGGATACTTGACGCAAGGAGAACTGCGATGAAGAAAGTGATCGGATGGGCGTTGCTGGCGTTGCTGGTGACGGGGGCGGCCTGTACGTCCACCCCCGAGGAGAAGCGCCGGGCCGCGTCGCACGCCGCGGCGCGCGGCGCAGCCGCACGCGGCCAGGCCTATCTTGCCAGCGTGAACCGGGAACCGTTCCACCGGCCGAGCTGCCAGTGGGCGGCGAAGATCAGCACGCGGAACCTGGCCGGCTACGACTCGCCCCAGGCGGCGATCGACGATGGGCACAGGCCGTGCAAGAGCTGCCGGCCGGGCAACAACGGAAGGAGATGAGGAGATGATTTGGCGAGCGATGATGACGACGGTGCTGCTGTGCGGCCTGGTGGCCCCGGCGCTGGGTGATGACGAGCTCCGGGTCCTGCGGGCCGAAGTCAAGCTGCTGCGGGCCGAGGTGCGGCGCCTGCGGAAGAAGGTCAAGGCCCTGGAGGCCGACAACGTCCGGCTTCGCGCCGGAGGCGCGACCAGCCGGCCGACGACGCAGCCCGGGAGGCGGCGAGCGCCGCGCAGGAAGGACGAGCCCAAGGTGCCGTTGTGGAAGCAACCGCTTCGGACGACGCTCGACTTTCCCGGTGATCGAGAGGCGAGCCTGCAAACCGACGCGCAGTGGCAGAAGTTCGTGGCGCGCCTAAAAGGCCAACTGCTGGTCGGCCAGATGGAGGTCATGGAGGTCGGTGCGAGCGGCGAAGAGCGCCTTGTTGTACTGGCCAAAGACTCGCTTTGGCGGAGTGGCGCCATCACAATGCGAGGCGCACTGTATCGGGTGCTCATCGAGACAGATGAACCCAAGGCGCAGTCTCTGCGCCGCGGCACTGGCGTCCTATTTGCCGGGACGGTGAAAAATGTTTCCCTTGAGTCAGTCACCAAGCACCCCTTGAGTGATACCCGCCTTCTGGACGGATACATCGTCATGGTCCACATGCAGACCGACCAACTCCGGCGGGGTTGGGTGTCGGATGGGTCTGCGACGTGGACCCACCCGGGCATGCGCGATTGGCGGAAGACCAGGGCAAAGCTCCAGCGGAAGCTCAATGCGGCAAAGACGCGCTTGGGTGACGAGCGCCGCAAGAAGAAGTCCTCGCCGAAGCTGGTAGCCCGATACGATCGCACGGCCCGTGAGCTTGAGGCCGAGAGTGTCCGATCGTATCGGGTAGCACGCGAAATGGAGCTGAGGTGGCAGGTCCTTGGGAAGGTGGCGAAGGATTAGGATGGCCGTGCCGCGTCAATCCTCGCCGAGGATGGCGCGATCGACGTCGTCCTGGGCGGCGGAGAGGTAGGCCATCGTGGACGCGATGTTGCGGTGGCCCAGGGCCCGCTGGGTGGTCACCAGGTCCCGGGAGCGGCCGTAGACGCGGCTGGCGAACGTCTTGCGCATCGAGTGGGTGCCCGTCGCGCCGTAGACGCCGCAGCGGCGGAAGGCCGCCTTCAGGATCCGCCAGGCCTGGCCGATCGACAGAGGGCGGAGGTCCGGAGGGGCCGAGGCCTCGGCGCTGGGCGGCGGATCGTCGGTGTCCGGGGCGAAGGGCAGGCGGGGCGCGGCCTTGGGAGCGCGGCGGCGGTTCCGGGAACAGAAGACCGGGGTCGAGGCGGCGAGCAGGCCGCGGCCGCGAAGCTCCTCCAGCCAAGCGGCCAGGGGGGGCCGGGCGCGGGGGTGGATCACGACGCTGCGGCCCTGGCGCTTGGCCTTCATGCGGCGTCTGGCCACGGTCACGCGATCGGCGATCGCCTCCGGGCCCACCGGCCGCGCCGTTGCCGGCTCCGGGCCCAGCAGATCGCCGACCGTCAGGCTGAGCAGCTCGGTGATGCGATACCCCGTCCGGCAGCCGAGCACGAACAGGGCGCGGTCCCGCAGCGCCCAGGGACCGGCGAACGCACCGGCGACCTGCTCGACCTCCTCGTCGCTCAGCGGGCGGCAGCCTCTCATGGCCTTGGCGATCATCCTTTCGATTCTAGCGGCCCCCGGCACCGGCGCCCAGCGCGAGCGCAAGCTTTTACCCAAAAGTTTGCGCTCGCGCCGAGCCGTATCAAGCCGTGTCGGGCCGTCTCAGGCCCCCAGACGCCCGGGACGGTCTCTGCTCCGCCCCGGCGGTCGATCGTCGCTCCAGGGCCAGCCTCGCGGCGGGAAGGCCCTCCCTGAAGCCTGAGGCCCGAAGTCTGGAGCCCGCCGCCGTCAGGCGACGTAGGTGAAACCGTTGACCACGTCCCAGCGGGCGACGGCGGCGATCTCGTCGGCCACCCAGCCGGCGATGTAGCCGATGTCGTCGCCGTCTGGCGGGGGCTCGGTGCACCAGACGGGGAAGCCCATCAGGGTGTCGCCCAGGGCGGTCGGGGCGACCAGGTCGGTCCCGCTGGCGGCCGCGTGGGTGGTGGTGGTCCAGTTGTAGGCGAGATCCTCGTAGCCGGCCGGGACGTCCGGGTCGTTGCGGTCGTATTCGCTCTCGTGGTAGCCCTGGACGTGGGCGGCGATCAGGGCGTACCAGTCGATCGCCTTGGCGACGTCGTCGTCGATGGACGAGATCCGGCCGAAGCTGTAGAGGCGGGTCGCGGCCCCCTCGAAGACGCCCAGACTGTAGCTGGCCCGGACGCCGGCCTGGGGCGGGTCGCCCGAGGGGCCGGGGCTGGCGGCGGCGAAGTCGTCCTCCAGCTCGGTCTGGAAGTCGGCCCAGACGCTGAGGCCCGAGTTGTCGGCGGCGGTGGTGATGTTGTCGTCGCCGTCGCGGTCCCAGGCGGGGTTTTCTATGGTCCAGATCAGGACGTTCAAGACCTTCTGCATGTCCTCGAAAAGCCAGGCCCCGATGATGTCGCCGGCCTGTTGTTTGCCGGGGGTGGCCCAGGCGGCCAGGTCGGTCTTGCGCCGCCAGTCGGAGTGGGCCAGGCCGGCGGCGGAAAAGACCTCGGCCAGGTTGGCGTAGGCGACGGGCATGACGTCGCCGTCCCAGTGGCCGGCGGCGCGCTTGACGCCGGCGTCGTGGCTGACGGCGAAGGACCCGAGGTTGGCCTCGACCCAGCCCTGGAGCCAGCGGAAGCTAAAGTCGCCGGTCGTCGAGGCGGGGGCGGCGGTCCCGCCATACTGGACGTCGGCCCCGGCGGCCGGGATGTAGGGCCCCGAGGTGCCGAGGGCGATGTTGCGCTCCTTGACGGCCTCCCAGGGCTCTTTGATGCGGGCCACGGCGTTCCAGTCGTTGAACGCGCTGCCGTCGTAGGTGTAGGTCCAGGCCATCTCTATCCCGCCGGCGGCCAGCAGGCACGCTCGAGCCACTGCTCCAGCCAAGTCTGCATGTGTCGGAAAAACGAGATCATCACGCGTGGGCCCTCACCCAATCGGGCTTCCAGCCCTCGGTCGGGTGCCAGCGGAGGATCTCATACTCGTTGTTTCCGTAAATCCAGGCGCGGTCCTCGGTCCAGCCCTGGCCGCTCATGTGGCCGAGGAGGCGGCACTTGGCGTCGTCGGTGGCCGAGTCGCGGAGGAGGTCCAGGTCCGGCGGCGTGGCCGGGAAGACGATGTAGCCCTGCTTATTGCCGTTGCCGCTCTCGCGCCAGAGGATCCGGCCCCAGCCGCCGGGGTGGCACTTGACGCGGCTGTGGCTGTGGCTGCGGACGTAGGTCCAGTCCGCCGCGTCTGCGTCGGCGGAGACCTCGATCTCGACGTGGACGATCCCCGCCACCAGGGCCGGGCCGACGCCGCCGTCCGGGATGGGCTCCAGGACCACGGCGAAGGGCTCGGCCTCGTCGTCCTGGCCGCCGGCGTCGAAGACCTCGAAGTTGGGCACCGCCTCGAACGTCGCCGTCGTCTCGGCGTCCGTGGTGTCGTAGATCGGGACCGCCGGATTCGGGGTGCGGGGATAGTCGAGGCCGACCAGCATATGGGCGTCAAGGTCCGCGCCCGTCGAGTTCTTGACGAGGGCCACGGCGTGCTGGGCGTGGTGGGCGGCGAGGGCGGTGGCGATCTTCTGGTCGAGGTAGGCGCGGGCGGCGTCGATAAAGGCGTTCCAGGTGTCGGCCTGGACCTGAAAGGTCTGGCCTTGGCTGACGTAGGCGAGCGGGTCGCGTGCGGGCATGGCTAGATCCCCAAATCGTCGAAGTCGCCCTCGTCGTAGACGCGCTCCACGTGGACGCTGATCGGTTGGGTCTTGAAGCGATCAGTTCCGGGGCCGGTCTGGTAGCGGACCCAGAGGTACTCCCAGCCGCCCTTCGCGACGGCGCCGGCGGGCTTGACGGCCGCCGGCCAGTCGGCGCAGGCGTCGGCGACGTCGGGGCTGGCGGCGAAGAGGAAGGTAATCTCGTAGTCGCCGCCTGCGCCGCGCTGGGTCCCGCGGGCCCCGAGGAAGAGGCACGTGTTGGCGGCCAGGCCGCGGAAGCTCGCGTCGTTGGTCTTGCCGGTCAGGTTGTGCAGGCCCACCTTGTAGGCCTGGGTGACGGTGGCGGCGGCGATGCAGTGGGTCTCGCTGAACCTGTAGACCGGGGAGGCGATGTCGGTTCCCTGGACGCTGAGGCCGGTCTTTCCGTCGCCGCTGACGCCGATGGCGCCCTGGTGGTTCTCGGTCGTGCGATCCTTGCAGGCCGTGTCGCTGATATGCTTTTTCGCCTGCGTGGTGTGCTCGGTGCCGCCGGTGGTGTCAAAGTTGAAGACGCTCTCGCCGACGGCCAGGGGCCGAGCGGCGGCCAGCTCGTCGGGCTGGTAGGGCGCGACGCCCAGCCAGACGCAGTTGTCTGCGTTGTCGCTGTCCACGACGACCGGCTCGACGCTGCACTTCTGGCGGGATTTGCTGTCGTAGGTGGCGGGGGCCGTCGCCAGCAGGTTGGTCAGCGCGACGGTGTCGTCGGCCGTGCCGCGGATGTGGTAGCGGAGCTCGGTGGATCCGTCTTCGGTGGCCTCGCGGCTGTCGGGGCGTTCGGTTACGGTAACGGCCATGGGCGGCTCACTTGTAGGTCGCTTGCTCGCGCGTGTTCTTCTCGATCTTCCGGACCTGCTTGGCGGTTTCCTTGGTGTTCTCGGCGACCTGGTCGATGCCCCGGCCCCCGGCCAGCGCCCGGACGGCGGCGGGGTTGAAGGTGCCCCGGGCGCCGGCCATCGGCCGCGCGAAGGCGGCGGCGCCCTTCTTGATCCGGTCGGACATGAGCTGGAACTTCTCGGCCAGCAGGTTCATGAAGCTCGGGGCCCGAGAGGCTTTCTTGGCGGCGGCGAACTCCTTCTGGTGCTGGAGCTTCAGGAGGGCCAGCTCTCGCTCGGCCCCCTCCGTGGTCGCCTCGATGCGCAGGCGGGCCAATTCGTCCTGGAGCTTCTGCTCGCCCTGCAGGCGGGCGGCGCGCCGCTCGGCGGCGGCCTGTTTCCAGACGGCGGCGACCTCCGCGGCGGCCCGCTTCTCCCGGTCGGCGATCTCCAGGTACTTGCCGAGGACCATGAGATGCTTCTTCTCCTCGGCCAGGCGGTCCTGGATGGCCTTCACCTCGCGCTGGGCGTTGGTCAGGCTCTTGCGGTGGCGCTCGTCCTCGATCGCGGCCAGGCGCTTGACGGCGTCGGCGCGCTTCTTGGCGGCGTCGGCGGCGCCCCCGCCGGCCGCGGGGCCCGGGGCCCCGCCGGCGGCCGGAGTCTTGGCCCCGGCGGTGAGGCCGGCTCGGTCCCCGGCTTCGAGGGCGGCGATTCGCTGACGGAAGCGGGTGAGCCGCTTGCGGGCCTCGTCGTACTGGGCGACGGCGCGTTCGAAGTCGCCGGGGTCCCCGAAATGGAACACCGCATGCCGCTTGCCGAGCTCGACCATCTTGCGGTCGAGATCGGCGAGCTGCTGTTCGGCCTCGTAGGCGGCGACGAGCAACTCGTTCATCGCGTCGGCCCGCATGGCCTTGGTGAGGCGCTCCTGGGCGTCCGCGACGCCCGCCAGCTTATTGGCGACCGTATCCAGCGTGAGCCCAAGCGCGCCGTAGCGGCCCTGGAGGTCGTCGATCAGGCCCCGGGCCTCGGCCATCTCGGCATTGTTGAGGCGGGTCTTCTTGGCCAGGGCCTCCAGGCGTTCCATCGTGTCGAGGTCGGCGGCCCGCTGGGCGTCGCCCTTGTCGAGGAGGTCGGCCATCTCCGTCGAGAGTTTCTTCGTCGCCGCGGTGAAGGCGCGGTAGGCGAGAACCACGCCGCCGACCGCGGCGGCGATCAGGCCGAAGGCGGCGAAGGCGGGCAGGGCCGCCAGGGCCCCGAGGATGGCCCCCACGGAGGAGATCACGGTGCCCAGGACCACCAGGGCCGCGCCGGCCGCGGCGATCCCGGCGACCCACTTCAGGGTCGTGACGATCAGCTCACCGTTGGCCTTGATCCACGCGATCGCGGCCGAGACGTTCTCGCGGATCCAGTTGGCCGCGTCGGTCAGGGCCGGGGCCAGGGCGGCGCCGACGGCGAAGGCGGCCCGCTTGAGGACGTTCAGCAGCCGGTTGATCGTGTCGGTGAGCTCCTCGGCGGCGGCGGCGTCCTCCGTGGAGATCGTCAGGCCCAGCGCCCGGGCCTCGGCCTGGAGGGCCTCCATGCCGGCGGCGCCCCGGGCCATCATGGGCAGCAGGCGCGTGCCGGCGCGACCGAAGATCTGCATCGCCAGCGCGGCCCGCTTGCTGGGGTCGGGGATCTGGGCCATGCGGTCGGCGATGAGCTTGAACTGGGCCTCGGGGCTGAGGCCCTGGAGGTCGGTCATGGTGAGGCCGAGGTCGCCGAAGGCGTCGACGGCGGTGGAGAGGTCGCGGCCGAGGTCGTTGATCGACCGTTGCATGGTCCGGACGCCCTTCTCCAGCGTGGCTACGTCCGCGCCGGATTGTTCGGCGGCGAACTGGAGCTCCGAGAGGCTCTCCACGGAGAGGCCCGTCCGCTTGGCCATCTTGCCCAGCGTGTCGCCCAGGGAGGCGAAGGCCTTCGAGGCGGCCAGGAGCGGGGCGAGCATGGCGGCGCCGGCAGCGGCGGCCTGGAGGCCGAGGCGGCGGACGCCGGCGCCGAAGGCCTTGAGCCGCCGCGACGCGCGCTTCAGGCCGCGCGCGAGCTTACGGTCTTCGGCGAACAGCTCGACGTAGGCCTTGCCCGCGCGGACTCCCTTGGTCGGGGCCATCAGTCAGCCCTCCCCAAGACGTCCCGCGCCGCTTGGCGCAGGAGCTGCTTGAGGACCTTGCCGGTGGCGCCGCGCGCCCAGCGATCTCGGGCCTCGACGTACCGATCGCTGCTGGCCATGCGGGCCAAGCGGCCCACGGGCGGCGCGGACCGCCACTCGGGGCAGTCGGCCAGGAGGACCTCGACCAGGTTGCGCCAGCTCAGCTCAGCCACGTTTGCGCCCCTTCCCCGCGGTCGGGCGCCGGGAAATCCGCAGCGACGTCCGCGGGTCGTAGCTGGCCACACGTTGGAGGCCGGCATCGTCCAGGTGGACGCGGGCGGCCTTGACGTCCACGCGGCAGGATGCGAGGAAGATCTTCTCGCCCACCTTCCGCCGGAACTTCTTCGGGTCGATCCGCAGCGAGCGCGTCTCGGCCAGGACCGCGCCGAACTTGGCGGCCTCCAGGCCCGTCAGCTTGGCGGCCTGCAGGCCGTCCCGGACCTCTTCGCTGAGCGTGCGCTCGGCGGCGCCCAGCGCCGTCTGCTCCTCGCGGAGGCGGCCCAGCTGGTCGATCTTCTTCTTGAGCGTCGCTCGGGTCATCTGCTGTCCTTTCCGTCGTCCTCGCCGGCGCGGGGCCCGCTGCTGCAAGTTGCAGCGGGCTGCTGCAGGTTGCAGAGATCCTCTGCAAGGCAGCGCCGCCGGCCGCGGATCACCGCGTCGAACTGCTCGCGCTCGGCCCGGGTCCAGGGCTGCTGGGATCGCGGCCGGTATCCGCGCCGCCAGCGGCCCATCAGCTTGTCCCCGAGGGGCCCGCCTCGTCGGCCGCCGGCGGCTGCGTCGCGGACGGGTCGGCCTGGGCGATCGGCATGGGCGTCGGGCTCGTCCCTGGGGGGGGCTGCGCCGTGAGCTTGTCGGCCAGCGTGTGGAGCAGCATCGTGTTGTCGCGGTTCTGGGTCTGCTGGTCGTGCACGGCCTGATTGCGTTCGGCGGCGGCGGCCTTGGCGTCCTTCCGCTTCTTCAGCGCGTAGGCCCCACCGCCTAGGCCGAGCGCGCTCAGCGCCCAGGGCGCGCTGTCCTTCACGGTCGCGATCCACTTCTCGGCCTCGGTCTGCACCTTGCCCACCTGCTCGCGGAGCTGCTCGGAGACCTCCCCGGCCGTGGGGCGGCGTGCCCCCTGGGCGTCGGCCGCGGCCGTCACCCGGTCGGTCAGCTTCTTCAACTCGTCGAGCCGCGCCTGTTCGGCCGCCGACAGCGGTCGCTCGCGGGGAAGATCGATCTCCGAGGCCACGTCCTCGGTCATCCGCCAGAGGTCCACGATCGCCCGCACGCGGTGAATCACGGCGTCGGCGGCCACCTGGGGGGCGTCCTGGACGCTTTCGGAGAGCTCGGTGAGGGCGGCGCCCGCCACGCGGCCGGCACGCGATTGCAGTTTTTCCTTGAGCTTCCAGGCGGCGGCCCGCGCCTCGAGGATGGGCCACGCGCGACGCTCCGGCAGCAGCAGATCTTCCACGTTGACGGGCTGATCGGGCGGGCCGGTGTAGGTCGCGGCGGCCCGGGCGGCCCGGGCGGCGCGGATCGCGGCGGGAGATTCCGGCCGCGCGCCGGTCGCTGCCAGGCCGGTGGTGAGGTCGGCGCCGATCTGGGCGGATTGTTTCTGCTGCTCGCTGGGGGCCCACCGCAGGGCGCCCATCTGCATGTCGCAGCCTCCGGAGGTCAGGACCTGGAACACGGCCGCCAGGAGGGCCCCGTAGAGCCGGAGAAGTGTGGTTGCATTTCTCATGATCGTTCCTTTCCGTTGAGCCCACGGCCGCCCGTGAAGGCGGCCTTCAGTTGTCGGATGTCCGTCACCGGGATCGCCCGTTTTCGGCGGTCCACCCGCGCCCACGGATCGAAATCCGCCGGCCGGAACGGAGCGGGATGTTTCTTCGGGTCCCGATGGGCGGTGGCGATCAGCGCCAGCACCGCCGACGTCCGGGCCCAGTTGTCACGACTGCGGGCCTCGGCCATCGCCCGCAGCTCCCGCAGCGTCAGGGGTCCGGGGTCGAGTCCGAGGAGTCCGGCGGCGGACCAGACGGCGGCCCAAGCTGCTCTTCCAGCAGCGCGGCCATCCGTCGCTCGAGCTCGCCGCTCTCCAGGTGTTGCGTCCCCGCGTCCAGGCCCATCTGCTCGAGCTTCTTGAGCTTGCCGAGCGCCTTGCGAAGCACGGCCCGTTTCGGGCCCGGGAAAAAATCCACGAGCTCCTCCAGGAGGGCTGTGGTCGCGGTGTCGATGACGTCGCCGGCCATCGCCTCGCCGAAGGCCTCGTCGCCGACCTGTGCGGCATCCGCCTGGGGCTTGCAGAGCACGTAGATCACGTCGACCAGCAGGATCGGGTCGACCGCCAGTCGCTTGAGCAGCTCGCCGCCGCCGGCCTCCAGGAGATCGACGCCCAGCAGATCCCGGACGCGCTTGGCGGCGGCGACGTTGATCACGACCTGCCAGGTGTGCCCCGCGTTGTCGGTGAAGGTCTTCATGGATTCTCCTCTGCCCTCGAGGGGCGTGTCGGCCGTTAGGAGGCGACGTCGATCCACTGATCGAAGCTGGTGAGCTTGGCCGTCACGTTCACCGTCATCCCCTCCTCCAGCGGCTCGTTGCGGCTGAAGTTGAGGATGCTGAAGGTGCCCTTGGGCCCCTGGGCGCCCGCCGTCTCCCGGAGCTGGTCCAGGATGGCCAACTCGATCGTCGAGCCGGCCAGGAACGCCGTCTGGATGGCATCCAGATCGGCATCGCCGGGAATCCAGAGCATCTCGAACTCGGCGCCGCAGTCCCGCAGCGCCGCCGCCGTCGCCCGCCAGCCGGAGTTGGCGCGGGTGGTGATGTCGGCCTCGCCGGCTTCCATGGGCAGCGTCAGGTCCTGGATGTTGTCCATCAGCGTCATGTCGCCGATGGCGTCGCCGGCGTCGCCGCGGTAGATTTTCGCATCCTTGCCGATAATGAAGTCTGGCATTGCTTACTCCTCTGTCATCTCACGCTGTCCCGCCACATCGCGGGCAGCTTGGGTTGCTCTTTCTCGAAGGCCGGACCCATGAAGGGCCGGGCCGCCACGTTGATCCGTCGCCGGCGGCGCTTGCCGCGCCGGCCTTCCACGACGGTGGATGGCCCGCCGTACTCCAGGGCCTCCAGCGCGTCGCCGGTCTTCTGATTCAGGCGCATCGGTCCGATCACCACGCTCTGGCGCTGGCGGTCGTAGCCGAAGAAGATGAACTTCCGCAGCAGGCCCGTGTGCGAGCTCGGCGGCCGGCCCGGGGCGCTGGGCCGCTTGCGCTTGCGGATGCTGCTGCGGGCCGTGGTGCGGACGAAGGCCCCGAACCGGCTGAGCACGCGCCGCGTGGCCTTGTCGACGGCCGAGAGGACCGCCTTGGTGTCGAAGAACATCTGCTTGGTGACCATGCCGAACTTCACGTCATCACCTTCAGGCTCAGGGTCAGGAGGCTGGTGAACTGCCGCAGCTCCGCCAGGTGCTCCACGGAATAGATCGGTGCGTTCCGCGTCTTGAGCCACTGGGCAACGCCGAAGGCCCCCGTGGCCCGGATGAACTCGCGGATCTCCTGGACCAGGTCCATCAGGCCGTCGATCTCGGCCTCGTCGGCGGCGGTCTGGTCGGAGCCGGTTGTGGCGGCGAGTTTCTTCTGGACGGCGACGTCGATCTCCAGATCCCCGGCCGTCGTGACGCGGGTGGCGGCGGCCTCCGCGAGGGTCTTGGGCACGACCGTCACCCGCAGCGTCTTGACGTCCTCGAGGTCGTACTGCGGCCGGTACCGGCGCACGGCCGTGAAGCTCTCGCTGAAGCTGCCGCCGTTCAGGGCGGCGACAATCGCGTCGGCAATGTCGGCGATAGTGCTCATGGCCTAGGCCTCCGCCCCCACGCGATTGCGAGCCGTCAGGCGCCCATCGACCAGCGTGCACTGCTTGCCCCCGCTGGTCGTCACGATGAATTGGGCGCGGTAGTTGCGCCAGGCGGCCGGCGGGCTGGGGCTCAGGGCGGCCGTCTGGGCGGCCGTCAAGTCGGCCGACAGCGTGACGGTGGTCCCGTTGTCCGAGACGGTCGCCGTCACCTGTTCGGCCGCGGCCACCGCCCCCGCCGCGTAGTCGGCCTCCGTCGCCAGGCGCAGGACGGCCGTGGCGTCGGTCAGGTCCGGGCCGGCGTAGTCGGTGACCGTCGCTTGAATGGCCCGGCTGTCGGCGGCGAGGTAGTCGTCGCCCGCGTAGATCAGCCAGGTGCCCTCCGTGCGGGCGGGGCTGGCGTAGGTGACCTGCGCCGAGCCGATCAGGTCCGTCCGGGCCTGGACGGCGTCGACCTGGTCGGAGAGGGTCTCGAGCGTGTCCCCGTCGGCCCCGGTCTGGGCGGCCCCGTAGGTGCCCAGCGCGGTGACCACGCCGGCCTGGTCCAGCGCGTCGATGCCGTCGATCTGGTCGGACAGGGCCTTCAGGGTGTCGGAGTCCGCGCCGCGGATGTTGGTCTCGGCGGCCGCCACCTGCGTCGCGGTCGCCGCGCCGTAGGTGCCCAGGGCGGTCACCACGTCGGACTGGGAGAGATTCTCCAGGCCGGCGATGTCGGCGGCCGTGGCCGCCGTGTAGGTGCCGAGGGCGGTCACCACGTCGGACTGGGAGAGATTCTCCAGGCCGGCGATGTCGGCGGCCGTGGCCGCCGTGTAGGTCCCCAGGGCGGTCACCACGTCGGACTGGGAGAGGTTCTCCAGGCCGGCGATGTCG